AATGTATTTTTTGACTATATTTTTTCTAATCCAGCACTATTAAATGAGTTTAGAGATTTAAGAATTCGTGAAGATGTTGCTTTACTTATGCTTTCTACTGCATTAAAAGACTTAGCAGTAGAGCAAGACGTATTTATGATGAGTGCAACTCAGTTAAATAGTAGTCAAGATACAAATGAAAAAGGCATAAAGAATCAGAACTCAATAAGAGGCTCTAAAAGTATAGTTGACAAAGCAGATATTGCGATGATTGGTGGACTTGTCCCAGATGACCAACGAGACCAAATTGCTCCTTATGTAGCAAAATATGGTATGCCTACTCAAGTATATGATGTTTATAAAGTTCGTCGTGGTAAATGGACTAACTTAAAAATTTGGTCTAATGTTGATTTAGGCACTTGCCGTAGAAGTGATGTATTCGTTACAGACTCAAATATCAAAGAAATTGAAGTTCCTATTATGGAAGTCAACTTTGATGATAATTATGGTCAATATGACGAATTTGTTCATCATCTAAACTCTAGCCGTTCTCTCACTTCGCGCGCAGATCAAACTTTTAGCATACAGCAAGATAGTGATTTAGACAGCGCGCGTAGTGAAAGCACAGAAACAGAGGAAGACGAGGAAGAGATGGATAAACAATCTCCATATTATTGGGAGAAAGTAGTAGAAGAAAATAACAAAAAAGGTGATTTATTTGGAGGTCTGTTGTGAGTCGGTATAACTTTTTATTATAAATGAACTAAAAAGTTATACTTACTTCTATATTTAATTACTTATAAGTAGAAGAAATATAGGAGGTATTCTTATGCTTGAGAACGAAAAGATTCAAAAAATTCAAGAATTATATAAACTTGGATTAACAAAAAGTAGGATAGCCAAAGAAATGAATTGCTGTGTAGCGACAGTGACCAAATATACAGAAAAAAGTTATCAAGAAGATGACTTATTGGGCAAAAAATTTGGTTATTTAACAGTTTTAAGAAGAACGGAAAAAAATCCTAATCTCGCTAGTAGATGTAGAAGATATATTTGTCAATGTGAATGTGGAAAAATAATCGAAGTTAATAGTAATTCATTAAGAACTGGACATACAACAAGTTGTGGAAAATGTTCTCGAAAAAAGACTATGCTTGAAAAATTTGATTTAACGGGAGAAAAATTTGGGAAATTAACGGTGTTATATCCAAGTTATTCAAAAGATAATCGTATTTTTTGGATGTGTCAATGCGAATGTGGGAATAAAAAAGAAGTTTCTGCTAAAGAACTAAAGAATGGAAGTACTAAATCTTGCGGTTGTTTAAGATCTTGGAAAGAGGAAGAAATTAGTCAATTATTGACTAAAAAAAATATAAAATTTCAAAGAGAATATATTTTTAAGGATTTGTTTGATGAAGAAAATTTACGCTTTGATTTTGCCATTTTTGATAACGAGGAAATCAAATTTTTAATTGAGTATCAAAGACAGCAACATTATGATAATAACAGTTCTTGGTATACTGAAAAATTGGTTAGACATGATAAAATGAAAAAAGAATACTGTGAAAATCATAATTATACTCTTATTGAATTAAACAAAAACAGTAATTTAGAGGAAGAAATTGAGAAAATTTATGTTGAATTACGAAACAATAGTTGATAATTTAGATGAAGAATATGTAAAAAAATTATTGGAAAAATTAGATATTCCTTACGAAGATAAAGGTAGTTACTTAATCATGCCAACTTACTGCCATCATCACAAAGACGAACAAGCTTCTAATAAATTATATTATTATAAAGATAATAAATTTTTCATGTGTTATAGTCATTGTCAAGGAATGTCTATTTTTTCTTTTCTAAAAAATTTCTACGATTCTCAAAATATTGCTTATGACTGGTATAGAGATGTATATTGTGTTCTTGCTAATCTAACTAATGTTTCCAGTCTTTCTTCTTTTGCTACTCCCGCTTATAAATCCAAAAAGGATAAATACGCGCGCAGGAATAAAGATATACAACTTCCTATTTACCCTAAAAGTATCCTCTCTATCTTTTCTGATGACTTGCCAACAGAATGGCTTCTTGAAGGGATAACTGAAGAGTCGATGGTCAAATATGATATCAAGTATTCAATCTCACAAAACAAAATTATTATTCCTCATTACAATATAAGCGGAGAACTTATTGGAATTCGTGGCCGCGCGCTAAATAAAGAAGAAGCCGAAGAATTTGGTAAATATATGCCAGTAAAACTTGAAAATAAATGGTATTCTCATCCTCTTGGTTTGAACTTATATGGTCTGAATATTGCGCGCGAAGCAATAAATAAGACAAAGAGAGTTATTATCATGGAAGGAGAGAAGTCAGTTCTCAAGTATGATGGCTTCTACCGTGATAATAACTGTATTGCTGTTTGTGGCAGCAACTTGCACAAAACTCAACTTGACCTTTTGTTGAAATATACCAAGGCCGCAGAAATAGTAATTGCTTTTGATAAAGAATATGAAGTTCCTGCTTCTCCCCAAGGTGAAGAATATTTCAACAAATTATATTCCCTATGTAATAAATATAAACAATACTATAATTTCTCTTTTATATATGACAAAGAGGGCTTGCTCAGCCTAAAAGATAGTCCAGTAGATAGAGGAAAGGAAGTGTTCGAAGAACTACTAAAAAAGAGAGTGATAATAACGTAATGAATTATAACCTAATCAACGAAAATTTTAGGGAGGACTATGGAGAAAACTTGCTCCGCGCGCGAGGAGTGACGGATATTGAGCGTTTTATGAATCCAGATAGTTTTTGTCTCCAAGACTCTTCTGATTTAGACAATATAAACGAAGCAGTAAGTCTACTTCATTGGGCAGTAGAAGAAGCAAAGGTAAATATTATTACCATTACCGACTGCGATACAGATGGATATTGTTCTTGTAGTATGCTTTATCAATATATCAAACAAATCTCGCCGGAGGCGCGCATAGATGTTCTTTTTCACACTGGTAAACAACATGGTTTATCTGATAAAATTGACGAGATTCTTGACTCCGAAACAAATTATGGACTCTGCCTTATTGCCGATGCTGGTAGCAATGATTTTGAATACATCGAGCGACTTGGTGAGAATGGAATAAAAACACTTATTATTGACCACCATATTCTTGAAACAAAAGTATCTAAGTATTGTGTGATTGTAAATAATCAGGCTTCGCGCGAGTATAAAAATAAAGACCTTTGTGGTGGAGGAATGGTGTATCAGTTTTTGAAATATTATGACTGTAAGTATGGATATTACTATGCTGATAATTATCTTGACCTCGCCGCACTCGCAGAAATAGGTGATATGATGGATATGAAAGAATTGGAAAATAGATATATCGTTACCAAAGGTTTATCCAACATTCGCAATAAATTCTTCCTTGATATTATTGATCGCCAAGCATACTCAATGAATGATAAAATAAATCCAATGACAGTCGCTTTTTATATAGTCCCTCTCATCAATGCAATGATTCGAGTTGGAACACAAGAAGAAAAAGAACGACTTTTTTGGGCTTTTGTAGATGGACGAAAGATGGTTCCAAGTCATAAGCGTGGTGCCGCAGGAACTGAAGATTTTGCTTCATTAGAAAGTATTAGAGAATGTACTAATGCAAAAGCGCGCCAAGGACGATTGCTTGATCAAATTACAGCACAAATTGACCAGAAAATTATTGAAAATGATTTACTTCAACATAAAATACTATTCATTGAACTAACAGATGAAGATAATTTTCCATCAGAGTTGAATGGGCTTGTCGCTATGAGAAGTAGCGCAAAGTATAAACGACCCACCATTGTTGCTCGTTGTAATAGGCAAGGAGAAATCAAAGGTAGTATTCGAGGACTTAGTAACTGCGCGCTGACTGATTTTAGGGGATTCTTACTTGATAGTGGTTATTTTGAATGGGTAATGGGTCATTCTAACGCAGCAGGTTGTAGCATTCTAGACAAAAATCTTGAAGACTTTTTAGAAAATTCTGATGAAACTCTAAAAAATATGGATTTTGGAGAAGGAATTTATGATGTAAATTTCGTTCGTTACGCCGCAGAACCAGATATAAAAGACATTATCTTTGATTTAGGACAATATGAAAATGTTTGGGGACAAGGTAATCCAGAACCAATGATTTATATCAAAGATTTGAATATTAAAAAATCTGATATAAAAATCCTAGGGAAAACACAAGATACTGTAAAAATAGAGAAATATGGCGTTGCTTATATGAAATTCCACGCAAAAGAACTAATTGAAGAATTGAATAAATATGAAGAAATAAAACTAAACATCGTCGGTAAACCAAATATCAATACTTGGATGGGCGTACAGACAGCGCAAATTTTTATTGAAGATTATGAAGTATTAGATAATACTTATGGATTCTAATTCTGCGCGCTTGTAGATTTTATACAAAAGTTATAGTAAAAATTACTATAACTTTCGGCAGACGCGCAGATAAAAGAAGAAAATTTTCCAAATAGAAAATAATCTCTAGAGTTCTCCTTTTGATATATTTTTAGTGTTTATTTTTCTACTTATAGACAGAACGAAAGGAGGTATCTAATATGGCTTATATTTATAAAGTAACTAATCAAATAAATGGTAAACTTTATATTGGAGAAACTATTCAAACTATCTCCAAAAGATGGAATAGACATTGCTATGATGCTAAAAATGGTGTTACCGACCATTTTCATACTGCTATAAGATATTATGGAAAAGAAAATTTCCTTATAGAAGAAATTGAATTATGCCCTACCGAACAAAGATTTGAAAGAGAAAGTTATTATATTATTCAATATAATACTTTAGAACCAAATGGCTATAATTGGATTTTATATCAATGCGGAGCCAATAAAGAATGTATAGAATTATTTCTTTCTAAATGGCAAGAAGGATGGTCTATTATTAAAATTGCTAATCATTTCCATGTCAGCCCCAAAACAGTAGGCTATGCTCTAAAAGGGACTGGAATTACTCAAGAAGAAATTTATCAAAGACGCGCCCAATCTATTGGAATAAATAGTAGTAAAAAAGTTATTCAATATACTTTAGAAGGAGATTATATTGCAACTTACCCTTCAGCAATTGAAGCTTCTAGACAGTTACAATATAATAATGCTTCTATTAGTAAAAATTGTACTGGCGACTTACTTACTTATAACGGATTTATTTGGCAGTATGAAAATGATAATAATATAGAAGAAGTATTATTACAGATTGAAAAAACTTCTAAAACGGGGAAAAATAAAAAAGCAATTCAACAGTTAGATAAAAATGGAAAAGTTCTTGCTGAATTTGAATCCGCTTCTGCCGCAGGGAGAAGTCTTGGAAAAGCACATACTGGAATTGCAAAAGCCGCGCGAGAGGGCCGAATTGCTTATGGCTATTTATGGAAATATATTTGACATTTTAACAATTTTGTGATATAATTATTATAGAAAATAGGAAAAGGTAGGTGATGATTTGTAATGAGATTTGAGACGCACAGTCACACTCATTACTCTTAGTCTAATATTAGACTTATTGATAGCATCAACAAACCTGACAAACTTATCAAAACCGCGGCAGAGTTAGGTTATGCTGGAATTACTATTACAGACCATGAAGCACTCTGCGGGCACGTTGATTGGCTTGAATGTGAAGCAAAACTGAAAAAAGAGAAAGATATTCCTCAAGATTTTAAATGCGGACTTGGTAATGAGATTTATCTTACAGATACTCGTGAGAAAAAACAACGTTATTGGCATTTTATTCTCATTGCTAAAAATACTATCGGTCATCGAGCATTAAGAGAACTTTCTTCCGAGTCTTGGCTTCAAAGTTATAGAGATAAAGGTATGGAAAGAGTTCCTACTCTGAAGTCTGAACTAGAAGCAAAAGTAAAAAAATATCCTAATAGTCTCATTGCAACTAATGCGTGTATTGGCGGAGAAGTAGGCGGATTAGTTCTTGCTTTGATTGAAGCAGAAAAGAATAATAATATCGAACTTCAAAATGAACTCAAACAAAAAATCAACGATTTTATTCTTTGGTGTAAAAGTTTATTTGGAGATGATTTCTATTTTGAAATTGCTCCAGGTTCTTCTAAAGACCAACGAGCATTTAATAATAGAGTTAAATCTATTGCTAAAGCATATAATCTCAAAATGATTTGTGCAACAGATGCACACTATTACACTGCAGCAGATAGAGAAATTCATAAAGGATTTTTGAATTCTAAAGATGGTGATAGAGAAGTCGATAGTTTTTATCACGATGCTCATCTGATGACCGATAATGAAGCATATGATAAACTGAAAGATTTTTATTCTCAGGAAGAATTTCAGCAAATGTGTAATAATTCTCTTGAAATAATGAATAAAATTGAAAATTATGACATTTTCCATGACCCAATTATTCCAGAAGTGTCTCTTTCTTGCGCGCCACCAAGAGAAATTGAAGAATTGAAAGATTATCCAATATTATATAGTTTATGCGATAGTGATAATATTCAAGAACGTAAATGGGTTTTTGAGTGTTTGAAATCTATGCAAGAGAAGAACCTTCTCACTGAAACTTACTATGCGCGCTTAGAGTTGGAAGCAGATGTTATTAAACATATCAGTAATAAACTGAATAACTGTTTGTTTGCTTACTTCAATACTTTCCAGCATTATATTGATTTGTTTTGGGAGTGCGGGGCAGTTGTTGGTCCTGGACGAGGCAGCGCAGGTTCTTTCTTATCTAATTATTTACTGGGTATAACTCAATTAGACCCAGTAACTTGGAATCTTCCTTATTTCCGTTTTCTCAATAAAGAACGTGCAGAATTACCTGATATTGACATTGATTTACCACCGTCTAAAAGACCTCGTATTCTACAAAAAATTCGACAAGAACGCGGAGAACTCAATGTCGTTCAGGTTGCTACTTTTGGTACAGAAAGTGCTAAAGCCGCAATTGCTTGTGCTTGTAGAGGCTATCGTAATAAAGAAAATCCAAATGGTATTGATGTAGATATTGCTACTTATATGTCTAGCCTTGTTCCTATCGAGAGAGGCATTTCATGGACGTTGACAGAATGTATCAAAGGAAACGAAGAAAAAGACAGAAAACCAGTCAAGCAATTAGTTCAAGAATTTAATAATTACCCAGGATTGTTAGATATCGCTCTTGGTGTTGAAGGACTTATCTGCCGTCGAGGACAACACGCTTCTGGCTTAAACCTTTATAATAGAACCCCATATGATACTACAGCTTTGATGCGAAGCCCAAATGGAGATATTACAACTCAATTCGACTTGCACAGAGGAGAAAAATTAGGCGACGTAAAATTCGACTTTCTTGTTACAGATATTTGTGATAAATTATCTGTTGCACTTGATCTCTTATCTAATGATGGATATTTCTCAGAATGTAAAACTAAAAGAGAAATTTATGACAAATATCTTCATCCTTCAAAAATCAATCTTGAAGATACACGTCTTTGGAATGCTCTTGCGACTGGAAACGTCCAAGATGTTTTCCAATTTAATACTGCGATAGGAATCCAAACTGCGCGCGCGATACAACCAAGAAATCCCGCGCAAATGACTGCGGCAAATGCTCTTTTACGTCTCGTTGCACCAGAAGGACAAGAACGGCCATTCGACAGATATGTTCGTTTCAAAAATGATATTTCTTTATGGTATAAAGAGATGGATGAAGCAGGACTAACAAAAGAAGAAGAAAAAACTCTTGAACCTTATTACTTACGAGATTTTGGAGTTCCAGCATCTCAAGAGCAACTTATGCTTCTTACTATGGATAAAGATATTTCTCATTTTACTTTAGCAGAGGCCAATGCTACTAGAAAGGTGCTTGCGAAGAAAATTGTCAAAGAAATTCCAGTAATTCAAGAAAAATTTTTATCACAATGCCCTTCAAAAGCATTGGGTGAATATGCTTGGAAAACAATGATGCTTCCTCAAATGAGTTATTCGTTTAGTGAAGTTCATGCTCTTTTGTATTCTTTTATTGGTATTCAAACTCTTGTTATTGCAACTAATTATCCAAGTATTTATTGGAATACTGCTTGTTTAATAGTAAACAGTCAGTCTATTCCAGAAGAAGAAGAATCAGAAGTTGAAGAAATTTATGACAAAGAAACTTGTGTAGAAGAAAATGAAGACGAAGTAGAACTTGAAGATGATGATGCTGATGATGTCGATGAAGAGGAAACTGAAACTAAAAAGAAAAAGAAAATAAAAACTCCCGATTATGGACGTATTGCAACAGCAATAGGTAAAATTCGTGTTCAAAATATTGAAGTCGCTCCGCCCGATGTAAATTATTCAACTTTTACTTTTTCGCCAGATAAAGATAAAAATGTCATTCGTTATGGTCTTAGCGGTATTACTCGTATTGGTGAAGACCTTGTAAAACAAATTATGGCTAATCGTCCTTATTCTGATTTATCAGACTTTCTCTCTAAAAACAAATTAACTAAACCCCAAGTAGTAAATCTTATCAAGAGTGGCGCATTTGATTCAATTTGTGAAGACCGTGTAACCGTTATGTCTGAGTATGTTGATAGTATCGCAGATAAGAAAAAACGTATTACTCTTCAAAATATGCAGATGTTAATAAATCACAATCTTATTCCACATGAATTTGAATTTGAAATCAAAGTATATAATTTCAATAAATATTTGAAAAAATATTGCAAAGATGGAACAAATTTCAAATTGATTGATTATCCTCTTGAATTTTATCAATCTCATTTTGATACTGATTTACTCAGTTATTCCTCTGATGGCGCGACCGCGATAATCGGACAGAAAACATGGGATAATATTTATCAGAAATATATGGATAATATTCGTCCTTATATCAAAAAGAATAATGAAACATTACTTGATACTTTGAATGAACAACTTGTCCAAGAAGTCTGGGATAAATATTGCAAAGGTTCAATTAGTAAATGGGAAATGGATAGTGT